CCGCAGAGCGTGGTCCGGAGAAAACGCAGGATTTTGAACGGTTAACATGAAGGCAGGCAGCAGCAGCAAACCCGTCGAGGTCCGCAGCGAAGGCCAAAGGCTCTTGCTTGCACGGGGCGTGACGCTCGAGGCGATCGCCGATGCGACGGGTTGCAGCCGGCCGGCCGCGCTGAACTGGCGATCGGGGGTCAAGCTCCCCTCGGACGAGGCGCGGAGGCGGCTGGCTACGGCCTTCGGCATTCCGGCGGAGGCGTGGGGCCTCGTGCCCGGCGCAGCCCCCACCGCGCCCGCTAAGACGTCGGCTCCTCCACCCGCTACCCCACCAAGCACCTTGGCGGAATGTCTGAACCTGCACGCGAGCATAAGGCGCGCCCGCAGCGTCGAGGGGCTCACGGCCGCCGAGCGCGTGAAGCTCACCGACACCGAGACGCGGCTGCTGGCGCTGCGACACCGCCTCGAACGCGAGCAGGAGCTGCTCGAGGATCGGTTGGTGAAAGAGCACCCCGCATGGGCACGCCTCCGGCGGGCGCTCGTTGCGGCGGTCGCACCTTGTCAGCGATGTAGCAAGCTTCTGCTCGAACAGCTTACACGCCTCGACATGTGACAGGGTGCCGAGTGCGATACAATAGGGATATGACCAAAGCAGTTGTAACGCGGGTCGGTTGGTTCATCTTCGGCGCGGTGGTCGCCACTTGGGTGCGAGGCACGACCGTGCACGCGGCCGAGGAGCCCGCGCTCGATCGCCAGCTGACCGAGCGCATGACGCGCGCCCTCGAAGCGCAAGCCCGGGCCACCTCGGAGCTCGTGCGCGCGACGGAGAAGCTGCGTCGGTGACATCGTCGATCGCGACCGAGGTGGCCGAGCGGAAGTCGCGGCGCAAGCCCGTCGAGCGGATGACGTTCGCGATGTCGTTTCGCGAGGCGCTCGCGCTCGAGTGCACGCTCGCCACGCGCATCCGGTTTCCCAATCCGCATTACCGCGACAGGCCCGTCGAGTTCTGTCGAGAGATTCTCGGCGTGGAGCCGTGGTCGAAGCAGATCGAGATTCTCGACGCCATCCGCGACCACCCACGCGTCGCGGTGCGCAGCGGCCACAAAATCGGCAAGAGCAATACCGCCTCGGCGACAGCACTGTGGTTTTACTCGTCGTTCCCGGACGCGAGGGTCGTGATGACGTCGACGACGTCGCGGCAGGTCGATCAGATCTTATGGCGGGAGCTCCGCATGATGCGCGCACGCGGTGGTCGATGCCTCGGCTGCAAGCAGGCCGATCCCGGTGGGTTCGTCATCACCAGGCCGTGCGAGCACTCGGCGCTCATCGACGGCGAGCAGGGCGAGCTCGCGAGGACGGGGCTCAAGTCGCGCGACTTCCGCGAGATCGTGGGCTTCACCGCTCGCGAGGCCGAGGCCGTCGCCGGTATCAGCGGTCGCAACCTGCTGTACATCGTCGACGAAGCGAGCGGCGTCGACGACGCGATCTTCGAAGCCATCGAGGGCAACCGTGCGGGCGGAGCGAGGATCGTGATGTTCGGCAACCCGACCCGCAACTCAGGCGAGTTTTACGAAGCGTTCCACGGCAAGGCGGCTCACTACCGCACGATCACGGTGTCATCCGAGGAGACACCGAACGTTGTGGAAGGGCGCGAGGTGGTGCCGGGGCTCGCTACCCGCGATTGGGTCGAAGAGAAACGGCAGGAGTGGGGCGAGTCGTCGCCGATGTTCACGATCCGCGTGAAGGGTCTGCACGCGATCGCCGAGGCTGGCAAGATCTTCTCGATCCACACGATCACCACGGCCGAGCAACGATGGGCCGACACGTCCGATGCGGGCCGGCTGTTCTTCGGCCTCGACCCCGCAGGCGAGTCGGGCAGCGGCGATGAAACGGTCTTCTGTGCGCGACGCGGGTGCAAGCAGCTGCTCTTGCGCGCTCACCAAGGGATGAACGAGGAGCAACACCTTACGCAGCTGCTCGTGTACATCGCGACGCTGAAGGTCCAACGCGAAACGCCGGTCGTGGTGATGGACCGCGAGGGCTCGATCGGCTCGCGGCTCTATACGCTGCTGTGCAACTACGCCGAGGCGAACCCGCAGGCCTTCGAGGTCGTCGGCGTGCGAGCCAGCGACAAAGCGGTGCGCCAGCCCGAGATCTACGACCGCATGCGTGACGCGCTCGCGGCGAACCTCGAGCAGTGGTTCCGCGATGGCGGTGCGATCCTCGAGGACGTGAAGCTCGAGCGCGAGTTGCACGCGTTCGAATGGAAGCAGGCCGCGAATGGGCGCTTCAAGGTCACGCCCAAGGACATCGTTCGAAAGCTGATTGGTCGCTCCCCCGATCGCTACGACGCGCTCGCGCTTAGCTGTTGGGAACCGCTGAGCCTGCGGGACAATATCCCCGCGGGCGGTCAGCAGTTCGTTGCCGCGCAAGAGAGCCGCGTACCAGTGCTTGATCCGTACGCGGGGCTAGATGCATGGCGGCGATGAGCCCGGGGCGGCGCGCTCTCATCGCGCTCATGCAGGTCACCAGCGGTCGCGAAATTGCGGCGCGAGCCGGCGTTGCGCCGAGTAGGGTCAGCGAATGGGGCTCGGGGTTAACAGCCCCAAGCGACGAGCCGCGCAGGCGTTTGTGGCGGATTTACGGCATTTCGCCGACCGCATGGCAGCAGCCTGTTAACCCGGTTTACATGCGACGCCTGCGTTAGTTCCGCAAGCCTTGGAAATGCGCATGGCTCACTCGTTGCGTGAGCCTGTTCGGACGTCTTAGCGACGCGACCGCTGTGCTGCTCGGGCGATCGGCATACCAAATGCCGCCGCTCGATCAGAGCACGACCGGGCTCGACGATCCGCGCGTCGAAGAGACACGCCGCCGCATGGGCGGTCAGCTCGCGCTGCCGACCGTCACGCAGACGCGTTGGTACCTCGCCGATCTCGAGCGCGCCGAGCTCAATGCCGACGCTGGCTGGCTCGAAGACGCAGCGCGCCTCATGACCGCAGCGCGTAAGGACGGCGTTCTGTCCGGCGTGCTGTCGACGCGCACGAGCGGGCTTGTGCGCCTGCCGAAGAAGTTCCGCGGCGATCCTGATGTGATCGCGGACCTCGAGCTCGGCCACGGCCAAGTGCGATCCGTGTTCGACGAGATGTACCCGCCAACCGAGCTCGCGCTCCTCGCGGCCGACGGCGAGTGTCTCGGCGTCGGTGTTGGCGAACTCGTGCCCGTCGAAGGCCGCGATTACCCGGTGTTCGTCCGGCTCGCGCCCGAGTTCCTCGTGTACCGGTGGGTTGAAAACCGCTGGTACTACCGATCGATCGCAGGGCTCATCCCGATCACGCCGGGCGATGGTCGGTGGATCTTGCACGCACCGGGCGGTCGCATGACACCGTGGCAACACGGGCTGTGGCGCGCGCTCGGCCGAGCGTACATCCGCAAAGAGCACGCGAGCCTCAACAAGGACAACTGGGAGAGCAAGCTCGCGAACCCCGCACGCGTTGCGGTGGCACCTGCAGGCGGCGCCGAAGCGCAGCAAGACGCCTGGTTCAAGCAGGTCATGGCATGGGGCATCAACACGGTGTTCAGCCTGCGGCCCGGCTATGACGTGCGCCTGCTCGAGAGCAACGGCCGCGGGTGGGAGTCGTTCAACAAGACGATCGAGGCCGCGAACAACGAGATCACGATCGCGATCGCCGGACAGACGGTCACGACCGATGGCGGCGCGGGTTTCCAGAACTCCGACATTCACAAGACGATTCGCGCGGACCTGATCAAGGCGACCGCCGACGGCCTCGCGTACACGATCAACACGCAGGGCATCCCCGCCTTCATCGCGCTCCGCTACGGCGTCGACGCAGTCGAGAGCAAGGGTGTCGTCGTCGAGTGGGACGTCACACCGCCCAAGGATCGCAACAGCGAGGCGACCAGCATGGTCACCGCTGCCAACGCGATCACGCTGCTCACCGCAGCCGCAGCGCCCTACGGCGTTACGATCGACATCGCGGCGATCATGAGCCGCTTCGGCATCCCCGTCGCGGGCGATCAAAACGGCGACGGCGCCCCCGAGGTCACGACCAAAGAGTCGGAGACGTTCGACGCGCAAACAGGCAAGGCGCGCCTGACACTCGTTCCCGGGGATGCAGTCAGCTCCGATAGCGACGACGAAAGCGAGGCGGCGTGAAGCGTCGCAGCAACGTTCCACCGCAGGCGTACAAGCGCACCGGGACACTCGCTGTCCACCCGCAGGCGTTTCTCGAGCTGTTCATGATGCCCGAGTCGCGCGAGAACGATGAACGGGACGGCGTTGCGATCGTCGACGTCTGCGGACCGCTCACGCAGCACGACGAAGGCTTCTTCGACTCGTACGAGGCGATTCGCGGTCGCGTGCAAGCTGCATGTGCGAGTGCTGCATCGGCGATTGTGCTGCGCATCGACTCTCCCGGCGGCGACGTGGCCGGGTGCTTCGACACCTCGCGAGCGATCCGCGCAATGTGCGCAGCTGCGAAGAAGCCGCTATGGGCGCACGTAGACGGCAAGGCATGCAGCGCGGGCTACGCGCTCGCCGCGGCTGCGAATGAGATTTGCCTCGGCGACACCGGCATCGTCGGGAGCATCGGCGTCATCGCTGCCCGCGCAGATGTCTCGGCGCTGAACGCTGCCCAAGGCATCCGCATTGCGCTGGTCGCGAGCGGGGCGCGCAAGGCCGACGGAAACCCTGACCAGCCGCTCACCGACGCCGAGCTCAAGGCAACGCAAGAGCTCGTCGACTCGATGGCGAACGCGTTCTTCGAGCTCGTTGCAGAGCTTCGTGGCGTGTCGGCTGCTGCGGTCGCGGGGTTGCAAGCCGGAGTGTTTCACGGGGACGCAGCGATCAAAGCGCGCCTCGCTGATGACGTGCAGTCGTTTGACGAAATGCTTGCGGCGATCGCGAGCGGAAAAGGAACGGTTATGTCGAGCCCCTATGAGAAGGCCAAGGCCGCGCTCGAGGAAGCCGCCGCAGGCGACGACGCCAACGCGGCAGCGGCCAAGCGCGCGCTCGCGGCGATGGATGATGAACCCAAGACCGAGCCCGACGGCGACGAGCCCAAGGACGACGACAAGAAGGACGACGACAAGAAGGCCGAAGGCGACGCCGACGCGCCCAAGGACGACGACGACAAGAAGCCGGCCGCGGCAGCTGAGACAGGCAAGGCCGCGGCAAGCGCAGCCGACATCGCGCTCAAGGCGTTGGCGAAGGTCAACCAGCTCGAGGCTCAGCTCAAGAGTGAGAAGCTCAGGACCGAGCGCGACGCGTTGCTCGCGAGCCGTCCGGACCTTTCCCCCGAGCTCCTCCCGGTGCTGCGAGCGGCCAGCTTGGCGGTCGTGCGCGAATACATCAACGCCATGCCGCCGCTCAAGGCGTCTGCAGCCAAGCCGGCGGTGAAGCCAGCTGCGACAGCAGTCGTGCAAGCGACGCGCGGCGCAGGGCAGGGTGGCGCCGCTGCGACGCCGTCTCCCGAGGCGGCTGAGATGGATCGCGCAATGGGTCTCACGACCTCGGCGCTCGGGTGTGTTCGCAAAGGCAACGCGCTGATCTTCGGCGTGCATGAAGTTCCGGCGGCGCAAAGCGCCTCTGCAGGAGGTGCGAAATGACCGCGTTGGCCAATGAGCGCATGTCGATGCTCGAGGCGTGGAAGTACAAACAGTTCACGCTTGCGAGCGGCCACAAGGCTTTCAAGAACGGGATGGCGTGCATCGCGATCGGCACGGGAAAGGTCGTGCAGGGAGCGGCCTCGACCAGCCTGTTCGTGATCGGCAAGTTCGCCGAGACGGTCGATGCGACCGCGGGTGACAAGCTCGTCAACGTCCAACTCGCTCGCGAGATTTGGGTCGAGTGGTTTGCCAACGACTCGAGCTCGGTCGCTGCGACTGACCTGGGTGGCATCTGCTACGTCAAGGACGATCAGAGCGTGACGATCACGCCGACTGGCGCGTCGACCGCTGGACGCGTCTGGGGTGTCGATAGCGCCAAGGGCGTCGCCGTCGAGTTCCTCAGCGCAGTGCCGAGCCCCATCGTCTCGCTCGATGGGCTCCTCTTGAACGAGGTCACGCCACCGGCGTTCAGCTCGAACAACATCAACATCGCGAACTCGCCGGACAGCGGATCCGTCTACGACTGCCCTACGACGGGTGCGGCATCGACGATCACCCTGCCAGCAACGGCGAACGAGGGGACGGTCCTCTACTTCACCGCCGACGGCACGCACAACGGTCACACCGTGCAGTATCGCGACGCGACCGGCCCCACCAACATCACGACCGCACTCACTGCGAGCAAGCGACACCTGGTGATCGCGATGTTCGTGGGCGGTGCGTGGCGAGCCAACGCCTACGTCAGCCCGTGATCGCTGACCACTCACTGACGAAGGAATCAGTCACATGCCAGCTCTAACACCCACCTTCCTGATGGATCTCGAATCGCGCATGCAGGTGATCACCGAGCGCGAGTACGACAGGCTAAACTCACAGCTGTGGTGGAACAACGTTGCCAAAGTGCGCGGGTCCACTGGCCGACGCGACGTGCTCACGTGGCTTCTGTCCACTGCTCAGATCAAAGATCAGGGCAAGGGCGGTAACATCGCCTTCGACGATCTCGTGTCGACATACACCGAGATCGAAACCAAGTTCGCGGGCGCGGGTCTCAAGCTCACGCGCGCGCAGCTCGAGGACACTGACGGTGGCGGGATGGACCTCGCGGCGCAGTGGTCCGCGGATATCGGCGCATACATGAGCTACTGGCCGCAGAAGCAAGTGACGTTCTTCATGAAGAACGCGCACCTGACGGCTGCGTCCGGCGGGTTCAACGGCTACGACTCAACGCCTTCGGTTCCGAAGGCGTACTTCGCGACCGATCACCCAGTCAACCCGTTCAACACGATTGCGGGCACCTATGCGAATCTGATCACCGGCGGTTCGGCGGGGGCGAGTGGCAACACGCCAGCGTATCCCGGCGCGTTGCCGATCGACGCCTCGGTCACAGCAGACGTTGCACTCGCGAATCTCGGCAAGCTCCTCGCGTACATCGCATCGATCAAGATGCCCAACGGCGAGGATCCTCGCTACCTGCGACCGCGGGCGATCTACTGCTCTCCGGGCCTCTTCCCGCGGGCGGTGCAAATCACGAGCGCGAAGTTCTTGGCGCAGACCGCGGGCTCGTCGGCCGGGAGCGGCGATGTCGAGGCGCTGATCAAAGCGCTCGGCTATGCGACGCCGGTGATGGTGCCCGAGCTTGCGGGCTTCGAGAGTGACACCACCTACTTCGTGGGTTGCGAGCAGGCATCAGCGTCGCAGCTCGGCGCGGTGATCTACACCGATCGCGAGCCGTTCAAGATCAACTACTACGGCGTGCAAGACGACGCCGTGCTCGGTCGTGCCAATGAGCTCGAGTGGCAGTGCCGCGGCCGCAACGTCGTGAGCGCTGGGCACCCGTACCTGCTCTTCAAGTGCAAGGGCTCGTGAGCTTGTGCTGACGCGCGAGCGATCATCCCATGGCGGCCTACCTCACACTCGTCGAGTTCAAGAACCTCTCGGTCATGCCGAGCGGGTTCGTCGACGAGATCGAGGCTGTGTCGCCTGGGTGGACGCTCACGCAGCTCACGCTCGAGAGCGCGCGGATCGATGCGAGGCTCTCAAAGCGCTACGCGGTCCCGTTCGACCTGCCAGCCCCCATCTGCGTACAGGGGTGGCTGGCGAAGATCGTGACGGAGTCCGCGTATCGCAAGCGCGGCTACGACCCAACCGATGCGCAAGGGCGCATGTACGTTGCGGATCGGGACACCGCGATCGCCGAGATCAAAGAGGCCGCCGACGCAATCGACGGTCTCTTCGACCTGCCGCTTCGTGCGGACCTCACCGCAAGCGGCATCAGCAAGGGCGGTCCGCGCGCCTACAGCGAGCAGTCGCCCTACGTGTTCACCGACGCACAGCGCCGCGTCGGCGTGAACGAGGACAGCAACGGCGGAGGCACGTTCACATGAGCGGCTCCGACCAGCTCGACGCGATGATCGCGACGATCAAGAAGCTTCCCGATCTCGGCAAGCAGGCTGCGCCGGACGTCGCGCGCGCGGTCGAGACCGAGCTGCAACGGACCATCGCCGCCGGCACGACGCCCGACGGTGAACCCTGGAAGCTCACCAAAGACGGCGACCGGCCCCTCACCGGCGCTGCGAAGGCGGTGGCGGTGGTCGCGGTTGACACGACGGTCTTCGTGCGCCTGACCGGCCCGGAGGCGCGTCACCACCTCGGCCGAGGCCGCGGCGGCGTCACTCGCGAGGTCATCCCGACGAAGGCGATCCCCGCGAAGATGGCGAGCGCGATCCGCGACGTGCTCTTGCGGCACTTCACCGAGCAGACGACGGGTGCAGCGCATGACTGACACCCTCGCGCTCGAGCAGCTCTACAACGACGTCGTCGCGCGGTTCACCGCCGAGGGCACGACCTGCGACAATCTCTTCGGTTGGCGCGTGCCGGCGCAACAAGTTCTCCGCCCGCGCATCGCGTGGGTGCCCGGCGACCCATCGGGCAGCGTCGGGCAAGACGGCCCCGCTCGCAATCCAGGCCGCAACCCTCGGCCGATCGGCACGCTGCGCGAGCTTTTCCACGTCATCATTTCCTCGAGCGACCTGACCGCCCCCGAGAACGAGCTGCTCCAATACAAGGCGACGCGGCTCCTTCGCGACGCGTGGCACCGCGCCGTGTATCTCGCCGCGCGCGGCACCTTCGCGATCCAGTCCGAGACTTGGATCGTTGACAAGAACGAACGCCGCTTCGGCACTGCGCTGCGCATCGTCTGCTCAATCGAGTCGATGATCCCAGACGAGCCCGCGGCCACCGCGCCCGTCGACACCACCGCGGTGCTCACCGTCGACGCCCTCGACCAAACCGACACGCTCACAGTTTCACCGGCCGACGCGCCGTGATGAGGTCAACATGAGTCAGCCTGCGGTTACGATCACAGAACAGGATGGCGCGCTAGGCATTCTCCCGCCGACCGCGGGGCGACTGTTCGCGCTGTGCGGCGTGTCGTCATCGGGCACGGTGAATGCGCCCGCGGCGTACGCGCGCGTCAAAGATGTGGTGGCCACCTTCGGCTCCGGGCCTCTTGTCGAGGCCGCATGCCTGTACATCCAGCTGACCGGCAAGGCCGTGCTCCTCACGCGCACCGGCAACAGCGTCGCAGCGTCGGTGACGGCGGTCACCTCGGTCGCGACAGGGACGAGCGTCGTCACGATCTCCTCGTCGCCGACCCCATATGACGACTATGAGTTTGCCTTGCTGATCGTGGCTGGAGGCACGCGCGGGACGGCCGGCATCACCTATCAGCTGAGCCTCGATGGCGGCCGAACATACGGCAGCGTCACCGCGCTCGGCACCGGCACGACGATCGACATCCCCGGCGCGGGTGGCGTCACTTGGGCGATCGCCGCGGGCACGCTCGTCGCGGGCGACTTGTTCACCGCGCGAGCGACCGCAGCGATGTGGAACTCGACTGAGATCACGGCGGCACTGACCGCGCTCGGCAACTCAATCCAATCCTGGGAGCTCGTGCACATCGTCGGCGCGCTGACTGCGTCCACGTTCGACGCAGTCGACCTCGCCATCGCCGGCATGCAAGCGGCAGGCAAGCCGCACGCATGGATCGGCTCGATGCGCGTGCCGAACATCGCCGAGAGCGAGTCCGCCTACAAAACGGCGATGGACACCATCTTTTCGGCGAAGTCGACGCTGTTCGGGATGCTGTGCTCGGGAGCTGCGAAGATCACGAGCGCAGTCAGCGGTCGCAAATACAAGCGGCCGACTGCCTTCGCCATCGCTGCGCGTGAGGCGAGCGTCAGTGAGGAAGTCGACACCGCAAACGTGAACCTCGGGCCGCTCGTCGGCGTCTCGATTCGCGACAGCAACGGCAACGTCGATGAGCACGACGAGTCGGTCAATCCCGGGCTCGACGATTCTCGCTACGCAGTGCTGCGCACGTGGGACGGTCTGCAAGGCGTCTACATCAATCGGCCGCGGATGTTCTCGCCGGACGGGAGTGACTTCCAACTGCTACCCCATCGCCGCGTGATGTCGCTCGGCGAGATCGCACTGCGCGCCTTCATGATCCGCCGACTCAATCGGCCGATCCGCGTCAACAAGAACACGGGCTTCATCCTCGAGAGTGAGGCGCTCGAGATCGAGCACGGTGCCCGCACGGCCATGAGTGACCTGCTGCTCGCCAAGCCCAAGGCATCCGACGTGCAGTTCGCTCTGAGCCGCACGGACAACCTGCTGTCGACGAAGACGCTGACCGGCGACGCCCGCATTACCCCGCTTGGCTACCCGGAGTTCATCAACCTCACGATCGGTTTCTACAACCCCGCGCTGCAAGTGCAGACGGCGTAAGGAGCGCGCGCATGTCTGACGCGATTCGAGTCAACGGCAATCAGTTCAGCTGGGGAAGCATCATCCTCAAGGTGGATCAAGAACCCTTCTACGGCTTCACAGGCATCACCTACGCCGATAAGCGCGAGCGGGTGAAGGCATACGGCATGGGCCGCCACCACGCGCCGCGGGGTCGGTCGCGAGGTAAGTACACCATCGAGCCCGTGAAGCTCACGGGTTGGAAGTCCAGTGTCCAGGCGGTTCGCCTGCAGCTCGCCGCGCGCTCGGCCAACCAACTGAGCTATGGCGATGTCGAGTTCCAAATCATCGTGCAATACGTCGAGTCCGACGAGACGCCCATGACGGTCGCGATCGAACGCTGCGTGTGGGCGGGCAACTCGAGCAGCGACGAAGAGAACCCCGACCCACTCAAAGAAGAGGTGGAGATCGACGCGATGCTGATCCGTCGTAACAACCTCGTGCTCTTTGACTCGTCGCAGGGGAGCCCATGACCGAGGTGTCGAAGCCGAACGACGACACGGCGGCGCAGCTCGCTGAGGTGCGGGCGAAGCGGGCAGCGCTGGCCGAGGCGCGCCGCGTTCGGGAAGCGCAGCGGGCCATCGACGAAGCGCTCGCCGACGAGAAGCAGAGCCTGGCCGACGACCAAGCGATCGAGGCGGCCGAGGCTGAGCACGGTCCAGTAGGAAAGAAACTCGCGGTCGTAAAGACCGACATGGGTGCGATCATCCTCAAGCGGCCTCACCCCGCCGCCTTCAAGCGATTCCAAGACAAGGGCTCGTTGAAGACCGTCGATCTCGATCGCTTGGTGCGCGGCTGTCTGGTGCACCCATTGCCGGATGTGTTCGATCTCGTCATGGACGAGCTACCTGCGACGCTGCTCCGCTGCGCGGACGCGGTGTCATATCTCGCGGGCGTTCGCGCGGAGGACGTCTCAGCAAAATAGCGGAGCTGCGGACGGCGGCCCGTAGCAACGAGGGTTTGGGTGTGGCCGCTGAGTGTGTGCTTGCCGCGCTGGGAAGGAAGGCCAGCGAGTTCGAGTCGGAGGATGCGCGCGCGTACGTAGGCGCGATGTTGTTGGTCGAGGCGGTCGCCGAGCTGCGGAACATCCGCAAGGCACTGACGACGCCGCCGAAGGAGTGAGGACGTGGCGGATCAGACTGCAACGTTTGCGATCGAGCTCGAGGATAAGACCTCAGGCGCCGCGGCTTCCGCAGCCGGTGCGCTCAAGCGGCTAGGCGACCAGATCGCCGCCGACAAGCGCGCGCTCTCGCAGATGCAGCAGGCGATGAAGAACTTACAGGGCGGGACGGTCGTGAACATCCAGCAGTTCCGCCAGCTGCAACAGCAAATCACCGCGAAGAAGGGCGCAATCGCCGAAGCACAGTCGAGCTTCCTCGCGCTCGGCGGCACCTTCGCCAAGACGGGCGTTTCGAGCCGCAGCTTTGAGGCTCGGCTCGCGGCGCTCGCGAAACAAAGCGCTGTGCTACCCGGTCCGCTGAGCGGTCTCATCTCGCGCTTTCACACGCTGGCGGTCGCAGTGGGCGGCGGTGGGATCGCGCTCGGCATTCTCGCAATCGTCGCGGCGCTCGGAGCGCTCGTCATCGGGACCGTCGCAGCGATCAACGCACTCGGGCGCTACGGCGTCGCTCAAGCGGACGCGCGGCGCAGTGAGCTGCTGCGACTCGAGGGGCTTACCAAGATCCGCACGTGGTACGGCCTCGCCGCCGGCAACGCAGCCGAGATGCAGCAGGCGATCGATCGAGTGTCGGCGTCGAGCGCGCTCGGGCGCGACAAGATCGCGGCGTACAGCGAGCAGCTCTATCGCATGGGGCTTCGCGGCGAGAATCTGTCGGCCGCGCTCGAGGGCGTTGCGATCAAGGCGTCGACGCAAGGGGAGGAGCAGGCGAACTGGTTTGCGGGGTGGGCCGCTAGCGCCGCGCTCACCGGTCAGTCCGTCCGCAAGCTCGCCGACGACGTCAAGGCGCGCCTCGGCGGCATCGCAGAAAAGCAGATGCTCTCGCTCACGGTGCAGGCGGAGAAGCTGCGCGAGGCCAACGCCGCCTTGTTCTCCGGCCTGAACATTGAGCCATTCCTCAAGGCGAAGAAGGCGGTCAACGACCTGTTCGCTCAGTCGACAGCCAGCGGCCGCGCCCTGAAGCAGTTGATGACGCTCCTCGTGCAGCCGCTCGTCGACGCGGTTACCGCGACGATGCCGATCGTCAAACGGTTCTTCCAAGGCATGATCCTCGGCGCGCAGCGCATGATCATCGCCGTGTTGGAGGTGCGGGCCGCGTTCAAGCGCACCTTTGGCGGCGGCGGGGAAGGGTTCAAGGGAATCAACCCTCGCCACTGCCGCTCTCTACGCGGGCAGCATCGCCGCGGCCGCGCTTGCTACGGCGCTCATCGTTGCCGGTGCCGCTGCCGTCGTGTTCGCTGCGCCGTTCCTCTTGGCCGTGGCGGCGATCTGGGCGGTGATCAACACCGGCAGGCTGCTGTATCAGCTGTGGAAGGAGATCGGCTGGACCGACCTCGGCCGCTCGATCTGGCAGGGCATCGTTGGCGGCCTCAAGTCCGGCGCGCAGTGGGTTGTCGACGCGGTGACGGACATCGGCAAGGCGGCGTCGCAGGCGTTCAAAGACGCGCTCGGCATTCACTCGCCGTCGAAGGCGTTTCAGAATCTGGGCGCTGCCATCCCGGCGGGCGTGACCGTCGGCGTCGAGCAAGGCGCACCGGCCGCGCGTCGAGCGGTGGCCGGCATCGTCGAAGCTCCCGTCGCGCCCATGGCTCGCAGCGCGACGCTCGACCCGACCGGCGGCGCACCGCGAATCACCGAGTCGGCAGCGCCGACGTCGCGCTCGACCTCGCCGAGAGCTGCCAAGACTGCGACCGGCACGACGGTCACGATCAATCAACTGCACGTACACGCGACGAGCGACAAGCCGCACGACCTCGCCGTAGACATCAAGCGCAAGCTCGAGGAGATCCTCGAGGGCGCCCTGATTCAAATGGGCGCACCGATCGCGGGGGAGCCATGAGCTGGAACCCGCTCGACAACTCGGTCGATCAAGCGAAGATCGGTGGTCAGCTCACCCCGGGTATCTGTGAGATCATCGGCGCCGACTCGCCGCGCGCGTGGGACGAACGCCAGGGCTACGGCCTGACCGGCGCGACCGTCTTCTATCACGGCACCAAGCTCTCGCACTTCTCGATCAAGTTCTGGCTGTACACCGCGCAGGATTGGGACGACTGGCACGCGTTCCGTCCGCTCGTCGACCGGCCCCCGATCGGCAAGCGCGCGCGGTCTCTCGACATCGCGCATCCGCTGCTCGAGGACCTCGGCATTCGCTCGATCGTCATCGAGAGCGTCGGCGTGGCCGAGCAGGCCGATGACGGCGTGTGGACGATTGAGCTCAAGGTTATCGAGTTCCGCCAACCCAAGTTCACGATGGCCAAGCCCGAAGGCTCGACGGCGACGCCCGTTGATCCCGTCGAGCAAGAGATCCAGACGAACAGCGATCGCATCGCTCAACTGTTGGCGGCGCCATGACCGAAGCCTTCGCCAGCGTCAACGGTCAGCGCCTCGTGAGCGTGCGACTCGTCGTGGGCAACATCGGCCCATGGTTCGCCGACCTCGAACTCGAAGAAGCCGGCGACCTCGCCGGGCAGGTCACGATCACGCTCGGCGCGCTGCAGCTTGTGGGGACGGTGGTCCCGCAGTTCGACGGCAAGTTCGCTCTGCAGCGTAAATGCCGCGTCGTCGCTGGCGGCAACGGATGGGGCACCTACCTGCGAGCGAAGGCCTACCACAACGACGCCGGCATCAAGGCGCAGCTCATCGCCGCCGACGCAGCGCGCGAGGCAGGTGAGACGCTTGGCGCATTCGTGCCGGCGGCTGAGCGCGTAGGGAACGACTTCGTGCGGCGCTCGGCGCTCGCCTCGAACGTGCTCGAGGAAGTGATCGGCGGCGTCGCTTGGTGGGTCGGCTACGACGGCGTCACGCAGGGGGGCTCGAGGCCTTCGAGCGCCCTCCCGTCGACGAGCTACGAGGTCCTCGCGCACGATCCACGCACGCGCATCGTCACGCTCGCCGTCGACGACCCGGGCGCCTTGCAGGTCGGCTCGATCATTTCGGAGCGCCTAGACGCCCCACAGACGGTGCGTGACATCGAGCTGCACCTCGACGGCGGCGAGTTCCGCGTCACGGCGTGGTGCGGCGGTAGCGGCGAGGAACCGGGGCGGCTCCCAGGCTTGTTGCGAGGCATCGCCCAGCGCGCCACCGACGCGGCTCTGCACGGCAAGTACCGCTATCGCGTCATCAGGATGGCGGTCGACGGCCGCGTCGAGCTGCAAGCGGTCAGCAAGACCGCCGGGCTCCCCGATGTGCAGCCGATCGCGCAATGGCCAGGTGTCGCGGGCGCGCACGCCGAGCTCACACCCGGTGCCGAGGTCCTCGTCGAGTTCATCGAAGGGTCGCGCACCATGCCGATCATCACGCACTTTGCGGGCAAGGGCGGTGCGGGGTTTGTGCCGGTGTCGCTCGCCTTCTGTGGCTCGACGCAAGCCGCCGCGAGACAGGGCGACCTCGTCCAATCGGGCGGCGTCGGGACGGTCGTTACCCTCATGCCGCTGACGGGCGTCGGTGCGCCGCCGAACAACGCCGTCGTCGCGGGCGCGCCGCACTTGATCTCCTTCAGCAGCACCTCGCCCGTGCCTGGACCCGCCGATCCGCTTTACGGCGCGATCTCGACGGGCTCACCGAAGGTGCTTCTATGATCACGCAGCTCGGCGAGATCACTTTGAGCGCGGTCGTGCCGCTGCTCGCTCAGTTCTCCGTCGCGCTTTCGGGTGCGAACGCCTTCGCGATCCCACAGCTGCAAGCTCAGCTCACCGGCCTCGGCAACGTGCTCGCTGCGATCACAGTCGCACCGCCCGCACTCGGCGCCACGATCACGGCCGCGCTGGCCACGGTCGCAAGCCTGCAGGCCGAGCTCGCACTCGGGGGCGGCGGTCCGATCGTGACGCTGCAGGTCGGCACCATCTCGGCGCAGATCACGGCACTGAGCGCGACGCTCGCAAGCCTCGTGGCGAATGCCTCGCTCACCATCCCGAGCGCCACGGTGTCCGTCTACGTGTTCGATGGCGCGTCAGGCAACCTCGGCGTCGAGCTGCAGTCGGCTGTAAATGGCTCACTGCCCGGCGTCGGAGGGCACGCCAACGCGCTGATCATCGCGACGACCTCGCCGACGGATTGGGCGGCAGTGGGGACGGTGTTCGCCACATGAACGCGACCGTCAAAGCATCGCTCGACGCGCAGCTCGCCGCACTCGTGCGTGAGGTCGACGCGCCCGTTGCGCCACTTGGCTACGGCACCGATCTCAGCTGCATCACCGACCTCACCGAAGACCTCGCCGAGGTTGACGCAAACTCGGTGCAGGCGATCGCTGAGGCGCTGATCCGTCGCCTGACCACACCGCGTGGCGGTCTGCCCGACGATCCCGACTACGGCTACGACCTGCGCGGCATGCTCAATCGCGGCGTGACCCTCGCCGAGCTGCGCACCGTCACTGGGCAAGCGCGAAGCGAGTGTCGCAAGGATGACCGCGTGCGCGACGTCGACGTGTCGGCTTCGTTCACGCTCGGGAACTCGACGCTCAGCGTCGCGATCGCAGTGACTCCCGCAGACCCGGCCGTCGACGATTTCAGCTTCACGTTTGCTCTCACCGACTCGTCCGTGGTCATCGAGGTGATCAGCTAATGCCCGGGCCGACCTTCTCACTTGATGACCTGACGAAGCCGGTGACCCGGGCCGAGGTGGAAGCCTCCATCTACCAAGGGCTCAGCATCATCGGCGTCAACACGACTTCCTGGAAGCCGGGCGGCGTCGTGCGCACAATCATCGCCGTCTTCTCGATCGTGCTGTCGGGGTTCAGCACGCTACAAGCGAAGATCGCGCGTTCGGGCTTCCTCGAGCTGTCGAGCGGAGACTGGCTGACCCTCGTTGCGCGATACGGCTACGGCGTCGAGCGCATCGGCGCGACGTTCGCGACCGGGCAGGTCACGATCACCAACAGCGGCGGCGGGGTCTACTCGGGCGATGCCGATGACCTGATCTTCTCGAACTCGAGCACGGGCAAGACGTATCGCAACACCGCGCCATTCACACTCGGCGCGCTCGGGTCGAGCGTCCTCGCCATCCAAGCGACCGAGCAGGGCGCAGCGAGCACCAGCGCTCCGGGCGCAATCGATACAATGACGACGCCACTGATTGGTGTCACGTGCAGCAACGATCTCGCGGTGATCGGGTCCGACGCAGAGCTCGACCCGTCTTTACGCGCGCGGTGCTCTGAGAAGCTCGGCGCGTTGTCGCCCTTCGGTCCATGGGACGCCTACGCGTCGGCCGTGCGCAACGCGACGCATACCGATGGCACGAGCCTCGGGATCACGCGCTTCCGCCTCGTCAAAGACGGTTCAGGCAACGTCTACGTGTATCTCGCGACGAGTTCGGGCGCAGTGACCGGCACCGTCGGCGACCTTACCACCGACCTCGGGATCGCCGACGAAGCGATCCAGCAGCTCGCTGCTCCCCTCGCTGTCACCGCGCACACGCTCAGCGCAACGCCGGTGACGATCGCGCCCACCTACGAGGCGTGGATGTACAACACCTCGGGCAGCAGTCCGACGCAGGTGCAAGACGCGATCGAGACTGCGCTCGAGAGCTTCATGTCGAGCCAGCCGATTGGCGGCAACGTGATCGCGCCCGCCGCTGGGAAGGTCTTCGTCGACGCCATCCGCGCCGTGATCGCTGCGACGTTTCCGGAGATCTTCCACGTAGCTGTCACGCTGCCCGCGGCTGACGTGACGCTCGCGATCACTGAAGTGCCTGTGCTCGGCACGCCCGTGTGCCTCGGCATCCATCAATCTGCACCGCCGGAAGGCTTCGGAGGCTGATGCCGGAGCTCAGCACATTCCGCGATACGATTCGCAAACTGTCGCCGCCCTGGCTGCAGAACGGGCTCGCCGAGGCGATCCTATACACGCTCGGGCTGCAGGTCGACATATTCGGCGATGCGCTCGTCGCAGGCGTGAAGCAGCGGTTCCCCGGCTTCTACTCGTACGAGTCGCTGCCGCTGATCGGACGTGAGCGAAGGATCCTTCGCGGCCGCACCGAGGACGACGCGACCTACGCGGGCCGGCTCACCCGGTGGCTCGTCGATCATCAGCGCCGCGGTGGCCCCTACGCGCTGCTTTCGCAGCTCTATGCGTACTACGCGCCGACGCGCTTCCCGATCAAGCTCGTGTACTCGTCGGGCCGTCGCTACTCGATGGACACGAGCGGCACGATCACGCGCGACGACATCGTGTGGGCGCCCGATTCGCTGACCACTCTTGGGGCGCGCTGGTGGCTGTTCTTCGAAACGGACATCTTCGGCACGCCGAGCGACGACGTCATCGAGGACATCAAAGCGATCCCGCGCGCGTGGAACGCGGGGCACTGCCTCGGCTACGTCGTGCTGCTCCCACCGGGCGCGGAGCTCATCAACTACCCACCCGGGACGATCGATCAGGCCGGCACGATCGACACCACGGTCGCATCGACGACCATCGCAGTCGACGATTGAGAGGAAGCCATGTCACACGCCATCACTGAGGTCGATACCTTCACGGTCACCATCACGGTGCCGGACGGGACCGACTCTCATACGCAGCTCGCCGAGTACATGGCGGCGTTCGTCCAAGCGCTCGCGAACCGGACGAAGAACCTCAACGTGCACGGCGCGCGCATCGACGTCGGCAACACGTTCAGCATCTCGCAAACGTTCAGCCTCGGGCTCACCGCGACGGGCAGCGGTGCGGGCGCAGCAGTCGCGGGAACCGGCGGTGCGACGTCCGGGCCGGGCGTCAAAGGAACTGGCGGCGCGACGAACGGAATGGGCGTGCAAGGCCAGGGAACTGGCGGCGGCTCGGGTGGCGAGTTCACCGGCGGCGCGACCGGGGAGAGGCATTGTCGCAACAGCAGGCACGGGCAGCGACGGTGGAACGTTCACCGGTGGCGGCACCAGCGGTCGCGGGGTCGTCGCGAACGGCGGAGCCGGCGGCTCCGGTCACGGCGGCGGGTTCACAGGCGGATCGGGCGGCGCGGATGGTATTCACGCCACGGGCGGTGCGGGTGGCGTCGGCGTGATCGCGCAGGCCGGCTCCGGCAACGTCGACGCATTGCAAGCGACGGGCACGGGCACCGGCAGCGGTGTTCAGGGCACCGGCGGCCCCTCGTCCGGCATCGGGGTGCGGGGCTCAGGCGGCGCAGCGAGCGGCTCGGGCGTCGAAGGCATCGGCGGCTCCACGAACGGTATCGGCGTCAAGGGCACCGGCGTTGGCACGGGCGCAGGCGTGTGGGGTGTTGCGGGCACCAACGGCCCAGGTCTCAAAGGCACGGGCGCAGGCAGCAGTTCTGGTGTCGACGCCACTGGCGGAGCGAGCGGCGGATCGGGCGTAGTCGGCAACGGCGGCGCAGGCGGCCCCGGGAGTGGTCGGCAACGGTGGATCCGGTAACTCGGACGGTCTCCAAGGTAACGGCGTCGGAAGTGGGGCCGGCGTCAACGGCGCAGGCGGAACCAGCAACGGCACAGGCGTCTTCGGAATCGGAGGCGGCTCGCTGGGGATCGGCGTCGTAGGAGGTGGCTCTACCGGGATCGGCGTCCAGGGGACCACAACAGGCGTGACGGCCGGCGTGCAAGGAATCTCCACTGGGTCGGGCGCGGGCGTGCAAGGAAAGAGCCCGAGCAGCACCGGGCCTGCCCTGTCGGGAGATGCTACCGGCGGCAGCGGCGCTGCTCTGCACCTTACGCCGCAGTCCGATCCAGCAAGCCCGAAGAAGGGTGACGTGTGGATGGATGCGGCCGGCAATCTGAAGACCTGCAAAGACAACGTCGGCACGATCACCACGATCGTCTGAGGTCACACCATGAGCTTTCTCGACAATCTCTTCACGCTCTCCACGCAGCTCAATGGTTACCTCGCCAAGCTGGCGGGAACGGTCACGGAGAGCAACCGTCTACAGGTCGATCTCGGCGGGACGACGCTCTCGGGGTCGTTCAGCGCCGACGTGCCAGACACCACGGCGACGGGCACGCTGGCGAGCACGAGCGACGCGGTGACGGTCGCAATGGAAGGCCGACCCTACGCGGGGTTCTCCATCGCCGCGGGGTTCACTGGAACGATCACCTTCGAAGCATCGTTCGATGGCGGCACCACGTTTGCGAGCGTGCAAACCTATACCCCGGGGCTACCGCCGACCATCACCGGCGCGACGCTCTCGCCGGCCGGCTCAGCTTCAAGCCTCGGCATCATCGTCCCGATCGGTGCGACCCACGTTCGCGCTCGAGCTAGCACCGGCGGTGGCACGGCCAGCGCGACCATCCGCGCGACGATCGCGGGCGTCATGAGCGTGTTCCCGCAGCTCGCCTCGATCATCACGCTGCTGAGCGGTGCGCTCACCGTAGGGCTACCGTCCGGCGCGTCGACAGCTGCAAATCAGTCCACGGGCAACACGTCGCTCGCATCGATCGCGTCAGCGCTCGCCGGAACGCTGACGGTCGGCCTTCCCTCGGGAGCCTCGACCTCTGCAAATCAGTCGACGGGCAACACGAGCCTGGCTTCCATCCTCACCGCACTCAACCCGGGCAGCTCGGTGACGGGACAGACGTCGTCGACGAACTCTGATGCCACGTTCAGCTCGCAGACGTGCGCGCTCGGGTTCTGGGTGAAGAACATGTCAACGTCGTCGCAGGTCGCATACATCAAACCCGGCGCCACGGCCACGACGGGCAACGGCTGGCAACTCAACGTAGGCGATGCGCCGCTCTGGGTCCCCTGTTCGAACATGAACACGGTGCATCACATCTCGAGCGCCTCGGGCGCAAACCTTTGCTGGCAGTCGGTCTAAGATGCTCGGCGCGCGACATCCATATGGGCATCCGATGGGCTTGCCGGTGGGGGCCGGCGATCCGTATTGGAGCAACGTCGTCGCGCTGCTCCATCTCGACACAGACTTCACCGATAAGACCGGCAAAACGTGGACTGCTTCGGGCGGCCCCGCGATCAGCAGCGCCCAAAGCAAGTTTGGCGGCGGCAGCGTGTTTTCGAACGCCGCGGGCTATGTCGAGGGGCCTACGTCCAGCGATTGGGCATTCGGGACGGGCGATTATACGGTTGAGTGCTGGGCCTACTCGACCGCTTGGCCGACCGGGGCTTGGTACTGCCCGCTCGGAAACTCCGACACCGGCACTGGCGGGTGGGAGTTTCAGTTGCAACCAAACGGGACATACGATTGGTCTATTTTGGCGCGCGGCGGCGAAGGCAACCTCACGAGTTCAGCGGGCGCGTTTACGCTCAATACCTGGCACCACTGCGCATACTCGCGCGTGGGATCAACGCGATACCTGTTCCTAGACGGTGCGCTCGTGACCAGCGCGTCGACGAGTGACAACTGCACCTCGACGTCCGCGGTGAGGATTTGCGCCAACCGCTCAGGCGGGGATTTTTGGAAGGGTTACGTCGACGAGGTGCGAATCACCAAGGGCGTCGGGCGCTACACGCAGGCGTTCACCCCATCGACTCAGGCGTTTTACTCGCACGCGCCTCGGTAGAGGCAGAGGAGAAGAAGCATGTGGATCGTGATGAAGCATTACACCGTCGATTTCGATGATCCCGCCTACCCGTCGCGCGAGCGCAATCAGCCGCTCTACTACTTCGACAGCGTGAGCAACAGCGCCGCGCTGGCACTGAGTCAGAAGCTCAATCGCGTGAACACGGTCTGGCACTCGCTGGCAACGCTTGCCAACGATCGGAAGGGTCCGGACCACGCTGACCAACTCACTCGCGCCGAGGCCGTGGTCAAGCGGATGGATCCGAACGCGACCCCGGACGCCACCTACTCGGTCGAGCAGTCGCAGGTCTATGCCGGGCCAACGGAGGACCTGACGCCGGTGATCGTGGCGATGATGACTGCGTTTGCGCAGCTACCGGATCCACCCGCCGACCCGTTCTCAGCGATCTATCGGCTGATCGGGGCGTAGATGCTGCGCGTCGGCGACAAAGGTCCCGCAGTTCGAACGTGGCAAGGCATCCTCGTCAACGAAGGCGCACGTATCGAGCAAGACGGCGCCTTCGGGCCAGCAACGCACAACGCGACGCTTGCCTATCAAACGCGCCACGGGCTGCCGACCACGGGCATCGTCGACACGCAGGAGTGGGACACGGCGGCGGAGCTCACGGGCCGCAGCATTCCGCCGCCGCCGACGCTGGCGAACACCATTCCGCTCGTGCTCGCGCGGTTCTACTCGCCGAAGGTCCGCACTGCCGTCGACAGCCTCGTGCTGCACTCGATGGAGGCGCCCGAGGCCTCGACCACCGCCGAGCGGGTCGCGAACTACTTCGCGACGATGCCCCTCGCCACGCCGATCGAGATGCAGGCGAGCGCCCATTACTGCCTCGACAGCGGCACCGTCATCCAGTGCGTGCCCGATCACTGCGTGGCGTTCCACGCGCGCGGGTTCAACGACCGCTCAATCGGCCTCGAGCACGCTGGCTACGCTCGGCAGACGCGCGAGGAGTGGCTCGACGCGTTCGG